CAGTGGTAAACGGATTCCATCGACGGTGTAGACGACGGCTCCAGCCGGGTCATAAGGTATGTTCGATACAGTCGTCTTCTTCGTGAGCGCGTTGTAAGAACAGTCTAAAGCGGGAGGAGCATAACGACGATCCAGATGTATCGAATAGGTCTTGCCTGAATCCGTGTGTCCTGCTTCCATCGCCATCTTCTCAAGATGACCGTCGGTTGTAACGACGAATAGATCGCTGTCTATAAAGCCGCTTCCAACGATGTCCTTAGCGAAGTCAAAGCGCATCCAAGCCGATTGTATCTTCTCACGGTTCTGCCAGAAGTAACGATACACATACAGCTTCTTTAGATCGTCCGTTGAAGACGCAACTATGATGTCCTCACTAGGCGTACCTATAAGTTGTCGTAGAGACGATGGAACATAGGTAGGCACTTGAGCGGTGATCTCAGACGCGTCAAAGACGTCGGTGTCCTTGTTGACGTAGAACTCATACATCCCTTCGAACTGATCGCGTGGGAACGTGAAGTAGACGTAGTTCGTAAGGGCGAGGGGCTTGACGTCACTAGACACGTTGTACTCGGTTATAGGCGAGATGTTGACGGTCTTAGGCGTGAGTAAGTCGGTTCCTCTTAATACGAACTGTGACTGTGGACTAAATAGAATGAGCTTCTCTTGGAACGGTACAGCGTGTTTAAGCGTCGATACCTTTGTGTGTGCGACTCCAACGTCGATGGGAGCGCTGTCTAGAAGCGATAGGACGGTTGTCCTGAAGAAATTGAAATACTCATCAGCCTCGGAAAAGATGACGGCTCCGTCGGTCAACAGACCTAAACGGTTCTTAAAGAAGAAGATGTCGTTGATGGTTGTCCCGATGAATGACGGACTAGGACTTGTGTCTAAATCGCCGACAAGACGGTTCTTCCAAGTTGCTACATCGATCGCATAAGACGTGATTGAAGCGCCTGTGAAAGTTGGAACGATCTGAATCGGCATGGTCGTGTTATCAAGCGTCGTCTCAACGCCATACCCGATGTCTTCGATCCAAGTGCCTTCACCGAACGTCGCTCCGTCTTTCGTCTCAAACTTGACGTAGTAGTCGTCTTGAACGAGTTCCACATCGCCTTTGACTTTGACACGCGAGTCTTTGAAACACTTGATCGGCAGATCGGTGATTGCTGTAACTTCCTTATACACAAGACCTAAGCCCGTGTTTGAAAGCGAGTCACTAACGGTGATGTTTAAGTCGCTCGACATGACGATCTTAATGACCGAGCCGTTGAAAGACGCAGAGGACACGCCAGCTAGACTCGATATGGACGACGCTAAACTTGACGCTATAGTCGTCGACTTATGATCGCTTGGCCCCGATGTGGACGCGGTATTACCGTCGATAGTGACGTTGTAATCCGTCCCGCTGTTACCTTGCTTTACAAATACGATGGCTTCGTTTGGAAGCGCGGTTGAAGTCGTACCTGCCATAGCGACGGTCTTACCTCTGTCCGCTACGAATGTGTAGTCAGCAACAGTCAACGCTTTAAGATCGTTAAGAGGATCGGTAGCGCCGTTTAAATACGATTGTGCATCAGCGCTTACAGTCGTCGTTACGGACGCGCCGTCGACGGTGTTAAAGATGTTTACTGAAGTCGTACCGCCAGAATGATTGAACACCATGACGTGCTTATTAGAAGCGTCACGATCTACAAAATGCGTTAAAGCGTCGTTCTCAAGCGACACTCCTAACGACGCTATGTGCTCGGTGTGTGGGCGTTTGGTAAGCCCGTCCACAACGGAGCTAAAGGCGTTGATCTGTTCTTCTGCCTGACCGGGGAACCTGAGATTGTCGGGCTGTTGCGAAACGCCTTGGACGAGGTTCGGTACGGATGTAGTGATTAGAGGCATTAGCGATCGAGGACGCGTTGTACGTCGTAGTTGTCAAATATCGTTCTATCGGCGTTATCGCTGTCGCTATCCACCGCTGTAGCCTTCGCATTAATCTCGTCCCGAAGGGTAAAGCTTTCAATCTCCTGCGAGCCGAGAAATCGATTAGCGAACTTACGCGCCGCTCTAATCGTTATGTAGCTTCGGAACTGTTGAGGTAGCTCTTCGAAGTTAAGTTCAAAAGTGATAGTGACGTCTAGGTCTTCGCTAAAGACGTCGGTGTGATTCTTCCTGTCATACAAAGTTGTCCCGCGTTGAACGATGTCTATGTCGAGATACTTATCGACGGGTGTATCGATCTTAAGGACGTTGGCGGGAAGACTGAATTTGTTAGAGGCGTTTCTTACCAACGGGTATTCATACTCGGTGTTATAATGCCAACCTTCGGATTGAACCTCGCGACTTACTTCATCAAGCACGTTTAAGGCTGTAACAACAGATACGGGAAGACTGCTTCCGCTGATAGTGTTGACGGGCGATTCGCCGATCACACCGATCATCGTGTTGACTGCTTCTAACTTCGTGGTAAGTGCCATATTTAAGTGGGTTACATGTGGGATATGCTAACGCCTGAACGGTACGTTCCTGACGTCGCTTGCTTCGGTGAGCCATATTTAGATGGGAACCGTCGCGCTAGTACAGCGTCCGCTTGATCCATTGGTACTTTCATACCGCGTTCGTTTAACTTTTTAATGGTCAACGCCTGTAAGGTTTCCCTTTCGGCTTTCGGTTTTCCAACTCCTACACACATGATGAATGTTTCATTATTGATGATAAATAGATTAGGTAGTGAGTGAGGGCGAGGATAAAACGAAATGAAAACCTCGCCCCCACAACACAACCAAAAGGTACTACTTCTGTAGTTCGATAGCACACTCAGGACGGAGGATTCCGTGACCCATAGCATACTTCGCAATGAAGAGAGTTCCTTGACGCTCCATCTGATACTCGGACTCAGTCGCAAGATCGAGAAGCTTCACAGTTCCAACAGCGGCAGGGTGAGCAACGATACCAAGGGAGTTGGTGAAGTTACCGTTATACCCGCTTCCGCTTCCGCCGAACACGTCGTTAGATGCAGCTCCGTCTCCGGTAGATACAGCCGACAAGTCGGTTGATGGAAGGTGAGTAGATTTGAAGATATTGATACCAGCCACTTGTGGAACAGTTCCAGAAGCGATTGAACCAAGTCCTCCAACGTCCTTATTGACGGCAGAAGAACCGATTACCAACGCGCCTGAACCGCCTGTGATGAGCTTGTAGTACTCTTGTGGACGAAGTACGCAGAAGCGTCCGTCGGAAGGTACGTCATTCTCATCGAGTTTCTGAGCGGCGGTGAACAACGCGGCAACAAGCTCGGCTCCAGTTGGATCAGAGTTGTCGGAGTCGTCAGAACCGTCACCGGGAGTTCCCATTGCGTTAGCTGATACGTCGAGAACGCCACCTACTTTTCCGCCTGTTACGCCGGGAGTAGCTTCGCGGGCGGCGGCGATGAACACTTTAGCGATAGCTGTGTCAAAGCGGACTGCCAATGCTTTACCAAGCTCGGAAGCGTAGACGGAACGGATGTCGTAATGGTTCTTTACGTCGTCGATAGAACTCAAGAAAGTAGAAGCGAGAAGGACGTCGTCGATAGTGATGACCTTTTCGTTCTTCTTGATGTCGCTCAAATAGCTGTTACCGCTATCGGCGATGTTCTGACCGGGAGTATAGTAGTTAGCGGACGCGATCCCTGTGACGGGGAACTGAGCGCTTTTACCACTCTCGATAGTACGAATAGTATGAAGAGATTTGAATACGTTGTTCTCTTCGAACGTTGTTAAGATTTCGCCAGCAAACTTCTTCAGAAAGAGGGCGTCAACCGCTCCTGCTGAATTAACCTGACCGACGCGTGAGGGAGAAGTGTCTCCATTAGCCATGATTATTGTCTCCTTATTTTAAGGGATTATTGTTAGTAGTGATGATTAGGCGTCGCTTTGTCGGTCAGTTGTCCCGCGCACGGGGCTGTCGTTAGTGCTTCGTCTAAAGTGTTTATCGGCGACCTCCGGGTGTGAAGTAAAAGCCCACGATCATTGGCAACACGACTGTCGCTTGAAAGAGCGCAATGTGTCCTGTTGTAACGACCATAGGGGCTTGTGCCGCCTGAAAAGAGAGTAGTCCGAATAGAAACTCGTTCCGTCCTTCGCCTGTGATGTTTGAGATGGTAACGAGGGGAACGCTTGGGTAGATGGATGTGACGCAGGTGATGAAGGATAACGTTCCCATTCCAATGAGTGCGAGCATCCGCCGAGTAGCGCGAGTAAAAGCGCCGCCTTCACCGTTGTTAAGGTTCTCTTGGAATTTAATTGCGAACTCATTGTTTCGTGCTTCACGTGCCATTTCTATTTCGAACTTCTGTTGACGTGAATCCGACAGCATACCGAATACGCCTTTTAAAACGCTTCCCATAGCGGCGCTTCCGCCGCCTGTCAGAAACAACGTCAACAGTTCGAACATGTTTAAATATTAGATACAGCCAACCGACGATCGACTTCGGCGTGATACGCCTTGTCCCCGCTTTTGTATCGAGGGTCTTGCATCGCCCGACTGACTTCTTGCATTGATTGATAAGGTAAAGTGGATGTTCCCGTCGTGTTACCTGCTACTAGCTTCGGTTGGGAACCGCCGTTCTCCGCTTGGAAACGCGCATACAAACCGCTTACAGCGAGCTTTGCTTGATCGACTGTGCCGTTGTTAACGACCTCGTTAAACGCGTCCATCTCGCTGTCACTCAACGTTTTACCCGCCCATTCGGACATGGCGTCGTAATCGCCGTTAGCGGCGGATTGTATCTGCGAGGTCTCTGCTTCCTGAATCGCGGCTTGACCTGCGGCAAATTGATCGACCAACTCACGACTGAGACCTGCGTTTGCTAACGCTTCATACGTCTCGTCCTTGAGTTGTCCTTCGTTTTCAAAGAACTCAACAGATGCGTCTTGGATGAGTTGTTGAGCGGCTCCTGTAGGTTCGTCTACTTCTTCCGCTTTTGGTTGCTCTTCTTGTTGTTCTTCTTCTTTAGCCCCTGCTCCCATTTTTGATTCGAGTTCTCCGTAGGCTTTTGCCATTGCTTCCGCTGACTCAAACTTCTCTGGTAGCCATTCTGGGCGTTCTTGCTCGACTTGAGGTTCTTCAACCGTCTCTGTTTGCTGTTGATCGGGTTCAATCTCGTTCGGTGCTTTTTCGTTTATTTCGACTTTTTGGTAATCTGCCATATCGTTTATTCACTTGGTGGTTGCGGTTGTTGCTGTTGATTGTTTGCTATCGCGTTGATAGTCGGCGCTACAGCGGGCTGTCCTAACTTCATCATCATCTCCTGTTGTTGAGCCTGTTGCATCGCTTGTTGAATTTCTTCGTCGGACTTGATCAATCCTTCGGTCTCGATTCCCAACGCGGTCGCACGTCGTTTAAAGTAGTCGCCTACATTGACGTATTGAGCGACGGCTTCAGGGCCGACGACTTGGTTCGCTCCCGCTAGGAACATGTCTAATCGATTAAGATCATTACCGCGTCCAAGCGCTTCAACGCCTGTGATGACGGTCGGTTTGACGATGTCCTTTGGAAGTTTAGGCAGACGATCCCTCTTGCTCATGCGATCCATAAGACGCGTCACAAGCGGTAGTTGGAACTCCTGACTTAGAATTGAATACAGTCCGCCGAGAGCGGTTTCGAGTTCTTGACTGAGCATACGGATTTCTTCCGCTGTAACTCGTTCAGCGTCCCTGACGACGGAACTGTTTAAAAGGAAAGCGTTGTTAAGGCGTTCGCCTATCTTCGCACTTACGGATTCCGCTACGCGCAGATCGTTAAACTTATTGAGTTGTAAGACCGATACATCGCCGTCGGAACCCTGCACGATAGCGCCGTTGGGAGCGTCCGCTAAAGTCTTCGCTCTGGTCGTTCCGTTAGGATTAACCATGAATAGGACTTTCGATGCGGCGGCGCTTGCTTCAACGATCGCCTTGGTCAGCGCTTCAAGCGATTTAAGATCGCCGATGTACTCTTCGACAAAGCCGCGTCCGTAGTCTTCGCCATCAATACGTGTATATCTCAACGGTATCCA